CAATTCGGCGATGGTCACGAAGACCGATCAGTTAAGCGTGTCTGTAGCGCAGAACGCCTCAGCGATTGGCTCGAACACCTCAGCGATTAACGTAAACACTGCGGCGATTCAGCAGACAGCCACCGCGTTCGCCGACACCAACGGCAAGCTATCAACCATGTGGTCGGTGAAGATGCAGGTCACTGCCGATGGCAAATATGTTGCCGCTGGCATTGGGCTCGGCATCGAGAACACCGGCGCCGGTCTGCAAAGCCAGTTCCTTGTGAGCGCGGATCGGTTCGCCATCGTCAACTCCATGGCAGGCGGCGCCATCTCGGTACCGTTTGCAGTGCAGGGCGGCCAAGTGTTCATGAATCAGGCCTTCATCCAAGACGGCACCATCACCAACGCCAAGATCGGCAGCTACATCAGCTCGACCAACTACATCGCCGGCCAGCAGGGCTGGATTCTCAATAAAGACGGAACGCTGGAGATCAACGGCATTGTCCCTGGACAGGGCCGGCTGGTGATCAACTCGCTCAACGTCTCGGTCTACGACGCCAACAACGTGTTGCGCGTCCGTCTCGGCTATCTGGGGTAAACCATGGCTTCATTTGGTCTGCGCGTTTTTGATGAAAACGGTGGCCTATCCATGGACACCAATACCTTTACCTACCAGGTGATCTGGCAGGGCGTGATCGACTTCAGTGGTCCTACGCTCAGCATCACGCTGAACATTCCGGGATTTAACCCGGCCAACTGCGTGTTCATGATCATCCCGACGAGGGCACAGGATGTGCAATCGGCTGAGAACGACGGCTTGGGTAACATCAAGTCCTACCCGTACGTCACCACAGCAGTAGGGCAGGTGGTCGTCAGAGCGAAAAATCCATCAGCAAGCGCGTCAGTCACTCAGACAAGGATTGTTGCCAAGGCTTACGCGATAAGGTTTTCGACATGAGCTATGGCTTCCAAAGCATCAACGACAACGCGTTTGTTCAGATCGATTCCGAGGCGCCCAGGCTGTGCATGCTGACCAAAGGATCGTATTCAGGGACTACCGATGCGTCGGGGGTGTTTGCCAGAGCCATCACCAGCCAAGACCCACCACTGGTATTCGTCCGCCCGGATGCTGGCGTGATACAGGTCCCGATCTCGGTTTGGTTCACTGGTGGACCGGGTAACTGGACTGGCTTCGCCATGAAGGCGTCCAACGTCACGGCAACACTGAGCGGTCAATATTTCGTGGCCGCTTGGGCTTCGATGGGTACTGCGGCATATGGCCTGCGGTTATGGGACCAGAACGCTGCACTGGTCTATGACAGCGGCGCACCTGCAGTGGTGGTCACCTTCGCCGCCGGAAACTGGACGTATCTCGGCGACGAAGTTCTGACCGTTGGGCGCCGTTACATCTGGGGAATCGGCAAGTTGCTTGGCGCGGGCGAATACATCTCCCTCAATCCTTTCGCGATGAACTGCCACAACGCATCGACCGGTGGAGGCTGCGCCCTGGCTGTCGATTACGCCAACAGCCGCATCCTCATGTACAGCCTCGCCACAAACGCCTGGACCGATCAAGGCCACCGCCCCTTCCTCTGCGCCAAATTGCTGGCCTGAATACCTATATTTCTGGAGATACACAATGCCCTGGTATAAATCAGGTACGGTCTCTGTCACCCAAAATTCCAATGCCGTGATCGGCGCGGGTACCGCCTTTCTTTCTAATGCCCGTGTCGGAGATGCCTTCCGCGGCCCGGACGGCGGCTGGTACGAGGTGACCAACATCGCCAGCGAGACCGCAATGTCGATCTCACCAAACTATCAGGGCGCGACCAACGCCGCCGGGGTCTACGCATTGGCGCCCATGCAGGGTTACGTCAAAGACTCGGCGGATGCTCTTCGATCCTTGGTTAATCAGTATGGCGCCAAGTTGGCTGCGCTGGGCACGACCGGTAACTACGACATATTGCCCGTGAACAAAGGCGGGACTGGCGGAACTGACCAGGCTGGCGCCCGCGCGGGGCTTGGCCTTGGGGCGGTGGCTGTTGAAAGCATCGTTCCCGTAACCAAGGGCGGCACTGGCGGAAACACTCAGGCTTCTGCGCGTACCGGTCTGGGGCTCGGCACAGCAGCAACCGCGAACGTTACTACCTCTTCAAATAGCTCCACAGCAAACCAGATTGTTAAAACGCTGGACTATGGTCTGGGGCTTACCCACGTTACTCCGATCACAGATATGCAATCTGGCGGACTTTCCGGTTCAGACCAGTGGTTCAGCACCCCCCAAACAGCAGGCCCGCTACCATTTCCTTACGGATTCCTGAGGACAATGACTCAGGCAAACAGCAACTATTACCAGGTCGCCTACGAGGTTTTCACTGGCTGCAGGATGGCAACTCGATATTTTTCCTCGGCCGCTGGCTGGTCTGCGTGGACAATTCAATACAGCACATCAAATACCACCCGAGCCGCAGACGGCACACTGAAGGCGGTTTAAATGACATCTAGAGCAGCAGTCAACATTCTTGGATCTACCGGCGAGATCATCGATATTTCTTCCCTGGGCAGTCGTGACATAACCAGCGAGAGGGCTGGCCCGGGTAAATACATCGTTCAAGGCACGCTCGGCATGGTGCCGATACCTGAAGGTTGGGGGCACGTTGGCAATCAGCTGGATAGTGATGCCGCTGTTAGCATAGGTTTCGATGGCGAAAACCTGACTGTTCAAGTCAGTCGCAATGGCTCGCCATCCGATCTGGTTCACAGCATTACGCTTCACGTGGCTGTCGCCGACTTGGTGATTCCGCCAATGCCTGAACCGCCACCGGTAGAGCCTGAGCCCGCTCCGGACCCATTGGAATGGGCGCAATCCAAACAGGCGCAGATGCGGGCGCATGCCGACTACGTGATCGCCCCGTTGCAGGATGCTGTTGATATCGATGAAGCCAGCGCGGCGGACATCGAACTGCTCAAGGCCTGGAAGCGGTACCGGGTGGCGCTGAGCAAAGTTGCCGACCAGGTCGGGTATCCAACTGATATTGAGTGGCCAATCGCACCAGAATGATTGGAACAGCTGTACGCCGCACCCGCCATCGAGCGGGTATTTTTTTGCCTGGAGAAAAGTATGCCGATCATCCAGCAGCAATTGCTGCAGATCCTCCCGAGCGCCGGCAAACAAGCCGGCGTTTTTGTGTTCGCACTGAATGACGCGATGGCGCGGTTCAAGATCGAAGGCCGGCTGCGCGTGGCCGCGTTCCTGGCTCAGGTTGGTCATGAGTCCGGCCAGTTGCGCACAGTGGTCGAGAACCTGAATTACAGCGCCGAGGGCTTGATCAGGACTTGGCCGAAGCGATTCAACCTGGTGACGGCTACTAGTGTCGCGCGCAAACCCGAGCAGATCGCAAACATCGTCTATGCCTCGCGCCTGGGCAATGGGCCTGCTGTGACGGGCGACGGTTGGCGGTACCGGGGCAGGGGGCTGATTCAGGTCACGGGCTGGGTCAACTATCAGGCGTGCGGCTCGGCGCTGAGCGTTGATCTGCTCAGCAAGCCAGAATTACTGGAGCAGCCGGGTTATGCCGCGCTGTCAGCTGCATGGTTCTGGTCGAGCAATGGCCTGAATGAACTGGCGGACGCGGAAAGGTTCGAGGCGATCACTCGCAAGGTGAATGGTGGTTTGAATGGCCAAGCTGATCGACTGGCTATTTATAAGCGCGCACTGGAAGTGCTGGTTTGATGGGAAATGACAGCGGAACTTCGGGGGATTTGTTTCGGTCTTTTAGTAGCGTTTTACTGGGCGAAACCGGAAATGATATAGAAATGCTGTTGAAAGTAGCGCTTTCACTTCTTATGCGCGGTGAATCATGCATTGATGGCTCTGGGCTATCGTTGTTAAGCGGGAGTTAGTGACCCATCCTTAATGGATGGGGCGGTAGAGTGATGCGATGGATAAGCAGCTGGCAGGTCTTTCAATTTTGCTGACCCTTGTCTGGGTGTCAGTGGTTTTACTGGTGATGTATGTAATAGCGAACTAGAGGGCCGTTGCATTGGACGAGGTTGTGCTGGGCGGCAAAATGGCAGCCCCTGAATAGAGCCGCCGTCCATTGCCAAGTTGACTAATTACCGGCTGGCATCGGCAAGCTGATACCTTCTTTTTTCAAGACGTCACGCACGTACTGGAATTTCTGGTATTGCG